GGACAGATATCCCCATTAACCATAACATTAAAAATATATAACAGATTGGTTCCATTATGGTAATATTTTAACAATCTTTTTTCGATCCATGTATATTTCTGTTTGAGCCTTTACTTTCTTACAAGTAAATACAACTCTTTCGGGATTGACCTCGTTCTGCGCGATCCGCTTTGATTTCAAACAATCGCTGAGGCTCGGTTTGTATACATGTTCTATCATTGAACCGTTTAAAGTTAAGATTAGTGCAAATACAGTTTCTATCATTGATGTTTACCACTTCCGTTTCTAATTATTTTTTCTACGTCTTCAGTTAACTTTTCTGTTCTTTTCTTTAAAAATTCTATGTTAACCGCATTATTTCTCATACCCTTAATCTCTTCTTCTACATCCTCTAGTAAACCACTAACGTGTTCTACAATCATAAAAAGCTCTGCTTCTCCAGCTGATTGACCTAACTCACCTCTTGGATATTTAATTCTAAACTCTGAGTTTTGATCTAAATCTTTTTGCATCAACTCTATCTTCGTGCTGTGCTGGTTGAGTTTCTCATGAATGCCAAAATAAGCCCAGGTGCCGATTGCGATGATTGCGATCAGACTGGCAACCGTCTTCATTGGCATTTGTACAGCTGCTGATTCCGAGATTTTTAGGGCCATAAATTACCTGTTGAATCTAGACACGATCCAGTTCCAGCCGGCTTTTATTTTTTCCCAAACTTTTTTAATCATGTTTCTTCTCCTCAATTTCGTAAAAGAAGTCATCAGTGTCTGCTGTCTTCCATTTACTCGTATTTTCTACGTTCCATTCAGATGTTTGCACTTTCCAATCTGGAATATTATTTTTCACTGTAAATGAAGGTATATCCCAAATGCATCTATTGTTAGGTTGTGCTGCATAGTTCCCATCGTCAAGAGCTATGATGTGAGCACATTTGTGCTCGTGCGGTATCTCTGAATGATCCGTATCAAGGATATTAGGCTCTGGATGAGCAAAGTCAACAGTAAATAAGTATTTACCTGGGTGCCATTTTTTATCTTTTCCTATGTATTTACCAGCTTGTGCTTCTAAAATATCCCAAGAATGAACAGAAGGATAATAACTGAAACAATTCCAAAGCTGAAGCTCGTCCAATCTACGCCTAGGTACATCGGCAGGTTTAAAGCCACGTTGGATAAAAGCTGTAATAGGTAACCTATAAAAAATTGCACCGTTCTCCATAATTGCGTGAAAAAGAAGAGACTTGCCCGTAATGGAACTAATACCAAAGATAATGCAATCTTCAACTTCACCATGATGACTCTTAAGATCATAAAGATATTCTCTCCTGATTTGTGCGTACTCTACTGGTATGTTTGCGTTTAAATATGCCATAATTATCCATTAATATCTCCCCAAGTGTCGCCTGAATCATAATCGACTTTATTAGGTACTGCAAGACTAACAGCATTCTCCATAATTTCAATTATCTTTTTTGCCTCCTCATCAGACTTTACAGATATGTCTAACTCATCATGAATTTGTATGTGAGGTATAATGCCCTCTCTATATAAATCTAACATTGCTTTCTTTGTCATATCTGCAGCAGATCCTTGTATTAATTTATTTAATGCTTTGTATGTAAAAGCTCTTCGTATGTTTTTTCTTCCATAAGTTCTTTCTGCCTCTTCAAGTTCCATAGGTTTATGCATACCAAATTTATTTGGTTCCCATTTATTAAATCTGCATCTACGTCCTAGTAATGTGCCAATAGAACCAGTCTGAGCACGTCTTGATGTAAAATTCATAAGATCCCTAACAAAAGGCACACTTTCGTGATATTGATTAAACAAATCTTCTGCTTCTTGTTTTGTATTTAATCCTAGTTCTGCCTGTAATTTTGTTTTACCCATACCATAGAAAAGACCCAAATTGATTGTTTTGGCTTGTGTTCTAGATATGTCAGCCATGTCTGCAACTGTTTGATGAAAATCCACTGCGTTATCTTTAAATTTTTCTACGATATCTTTTACAGATTGATCGTAAGATATTGGCTCTGTCGTGGCTGCAAAATGCACGACGAGTCTTGGTTCTTGTTGGCTATAATCAAAACAACCCCATTTATGTTTTTCTTCTGGTATAAACAAAGATCTAATCATTGGACCTAGATCTTTATTTCTTGCAGGTATTTGTTGTAGGTTAGGATTTGAATAACTAAATCTACCTGTGACTGTTCCACCTTGATCAGATCTAATAGGGTTTATATCTGCGTGTATTCTACCTCTATGGTTATGTTTTATTATCGTATCTATAAAAGTTGTGTGTGCCTTGTTTATCTCTCTAGCCTTTGCTATACTTTTGACTACAGGATTATTATGTGTGGAAAGGAAATTTTTTGTAAATGAAGGTGACCCAGTTTTCGCGGTGGTGGCGTAGGATAAGGAAAGTTTATCAAACACTTTGGCTATCGATCTTGCTGCCCATATTTGAACATCTATTCCTGTTTCTTTTTTTACTGACAATAGGAGTTCTTCTTCCTTTTGTGATAACTGCTTCTTCAATTTATGAGCACGTTCTACGTCGACACGAACGCCTTTAAATTTCATATCAATTAAACATGGAAACAACTGTGTTTCTAAATCAAATATCTCTACTAAATTATTCTTCTGTATCTCTCTTGATAATGTTTTAAATAATTCTAATGTAAGTTCTGCATCTTGTTCTGCATAACTTCCAACATACATTGCAGGTAATTTGTATAACTCAGATTTAGGATCTATGCCCCAAGAGTCTGCAGCTTCTTTCAAAGTTTTCTCGTCTTTTACTTCTCGTAGATAATCAAATGAAATACTGTTAAGTGTATACCACAATCTATTCTCATCAATCAAAGATGCCATCAACATAGTATCCATAATATGTCCGTTAATAGGTATGCCGTATGCTTTTATCCAACACACATCATACATTGCATTATGAAATATTTTGATAGAGTCTGTTGCACAAACTTTTTTAAACCACTCCAAAACTAATCTTCTATCTAAATTACCACCACCTTCGTGTGCGATAGGATAATATCCTCGCCAACCCTCTACAGCTACAGCTATACCTACAATCTCACCTCTACCTTGTATAGCACCAGATCCTCTGGCTTTTAAATCTAAGTCCTTTGTTTCTAAGTCGATTGCAATATATCTTGCACCTGATAAATCAGGAAACTCTTCTGGACAATCCCATTCAGTTTGAACTGTAAACATTATTTCTTTTTCTTCTTAGTATCTTTTAACTTCTTTTTCTCTAATTGACAATAGTGAATGATTTTATCGAGATCTTCGACTCCATTCTTGTGCATGTATCTGCAAACGTACTTTATAACACAGCCCTGAAAAAACGAGAGGTTATTTTTTGAAATAAACTCGTATGGCTGTATGTCAAAATACATGTAATGGGATCCACCCACTTGCTTGTAGTGTGGTTTCTTTTCATCCATCATTTCTTCAAACATATTTATATCTGTCATATTATTGGTGCTCCTATGTTATATTGATATTCATAACCTTGATTAGTTATAAATAATTTTTCTTTTGCTCGTGTTATACCTACAAAAAATGTACGATGTTCTGGATCAGCATCTTTTTTTGCTGACTCATAAATTATTCTTTCTATGTCTGTAAATAAAACAACATTGTCTCGTTCTTCTCCTTTTACAGCATGTATTGTAGATAATTTTATTCTCGCAGGTTTCATTAAATCATCACCTGATTCTAATAGTTTTTTGATATAGAGTTTACTGTCTTCTGGAAATTTTAATGTTTCCCAGCTCCCCGACGCTCGCAACCCGTGTTCAGCTTTTAGTCCCTCTAAATTTATTGATGTAATATCTCCTAGCGTTTTACCACCAGCAAATCCTCTTTCTAGATGTCCATCTTTTACTGTAAGAAAATCCCAAAGATCTTTTACATCTTCTTTGTTTACATAAGCACCATCATTTAAACGTTTCCATACTTTATATGCATTTAACATTTTGTTTGGTAATAGTTCTTGTGCTCTAGATTCAAATCTATAGTTCATTCTGTATAAATGTTCACGTAACCTTTCTAACATTTTATTTGTTCGAGTCAATATAAGCCACTGACCTTTAGAAAAATCTATCTCATCAAAGTATACGTTAGTATGTACCTCACCTTCTTCATCCCTTGGCAGCCATTTTTTTGTTAATCGTTTTCTCATGTGAGGAAAGATTGAGCTAGCCAATTTATGTATTGCTCTTGGAACTCTACGAGATTGTATCTGTGGATCCATCTCACCTTTTAAATTAATAAATACGTTTGGATCTGCGCCCTGAAATGTATAGATAGTTTGATCATCGTCCCCTGCAATGAAAGATCGAGCACACTTACTCTCTATGTAAAAAAACATTTTCCATTGCAAAGGACTTAGATCCTGGGCTTCATCGAGGAAAACAGAGTGTAGTGGTGGACACTTGTCTCCCTCGACAAACTTGGAAATCATATCAGCATACTCAATCATACCTGTATGTTCTTTGTATGTGTCTAAGTCTGCTTTGATTTGTTCGGTTAACCATATGTCTACGGTGTAGTACATATCTAATTCTACAGCTGCTCTCTCTAAACTTATTTGTTTATTTCTAGCATATTCTATAATTTTCATATGTGGATTTACATGTTCAACATATCCGTTTACATTAATACGAGATTCGAATGATAGATTAGAACAGGGACGTGAAAAATTTTTGAAGCTTTTCCATTTGTCTCCTTTTAATAATTGTGTCTTTGTATTGATTCCACATTCTTGTGTGCCCATAGAATGCATAGTGCTAATATAAACTTTATCATTTTTTATTCTTTCTCTAGCTACGTCTACTGCTGCATTACTAAAAGCTATGTATGCTATCTTTTCTGGATCTGTCTTTTTTAATTCTTCATCAAGGTAGTGCATCAATCGATGTGTTTTACCTGTGCCAGGCGGACCTGGTATAATTATTCTATGCAAAAGGTGGCTCCTTCATTTTTTCTTTTCTTATCTTTGGTTTGTCTAGGTTCACAGTTTTAAGAGACATATATCTAACACTCTTGTTATTTATCTTGCCTGGTATTTCTTCTGCATCAAACATTGTTTCTAACATTCTAGCTGTCTTTTGTTTTGAGTATTGTTTATCTGGCCATAGTTTTGTTCTAACTAAATATTTCCAGAAGTCTTTAAATTTAAAATAGCTTACACCCTCTTCAGTGTAAGACAGGCCACGTAATATATCTTTCCAATCTTTACCTGGTATCTTGTTAATATAATCTGCTAATAATTCTTTTAATTGTATATGTATCTTTGTGGACTCTGGTGCTTCAATAGGTATTGTATCTTTTAATAATTTATTTATTAATTTTCTCCAAACTAATTTACCGATAGGTGGCATTGTTTGATTTATCTGTTCTAAACATTTTAATGAGAATCTATCTGGTTCATGTAAATCTTGAGAGTCTACTTCTACGACTTCTTCACCTACAGTTACATAATATAGTGGTGGATCAGAATCATACTTCTGTATCTCTTTTATTTCTATTTCAGGGCCGTTATCACCCACACCAAACTCTTGCAACACACATTTTTTAGAATTGCAATAAGATGCAATAGGTTCATCTTTACATTTATAATTATACTCTTTACCGTCTATTGATTTAATTAATGTATCTATTTCTTTTTTATCTAGCGGTGGTTCACAATAAGCTTCGTTGTATTTAAATATTTCTATTTGCCATTTATCAGGGAATCTTTTTTTTGTGTAAACACCAAAATTATACATGGCGTTATTTCTTTGACCGTTTGGTATTCCTTGTTTTGCGATTGTAACCAAACATGGTGGAGCACCTTTGAGTAGATTGTCAACAACTTTATCTTCTTCAAAAGACAATTTAGAGAGTTGATCTTCAGTTAGTTTTACTTTACTATGCGCTTCAAAAAATTGATATATATCCATTGCTGACCCATCATCTTTAACTCCGTATCTAACAGACAACAATGCATTGTGATAAGGCAAGTTTAAGAAACTACCTGTGCCACCCTTTGACATGTCTACTTTGTTTTGTTTAGGAAATATCTCTGCATTAGCATATCCTAATCTAGCTGCCATATCTTTTAATTTACTTCTAAATAATGCTGCAGGCGCAAAGTTATCTGTAAATAAAAATACGTGAGCACCACCTGATTTAGATCGACATACTAATAAAGGAAATTTATGTTGTCTTATTTTTTTAATTAATTCTTTATGATCAAAACCATTGTATACATCAATATCTATGCATGCCCACTTACATTTGTTTGCTTCGTTTATAGGTATAATACCAAGGGCAGGATCTTTACCTAACAAATGATCTGTAAACATTTGTTTAGTTGGAGTTTTTTTAATTATAAAAGATTTTGTTTTGTGCTTTCCTCTTTCATCAAACTCTTCTGTCTTTCTAGTTTGACCGTATGCACTATACGAACCTTCAAATATATTTATAAATTTATCTACGTCT